CCTACGTACAGACCACGTGGGGTTGGCAAATCCCCGCGCTAGTCGTCTTTCAGGAGACAGGTGACGACACCCAACCTGCAACTGCTGGCTACTAGGATAGAGCCGTAGGCCTCAGAGTCATGGGCCACCGGAATAGCTGGGCTCTGCCGCCAGAGGCGCGAACGCGTGCGCGCTCACCCACCCCAAGCGCCCGGTAGTCCGCCAGTGATCGATCAAAACACAAGGTGGTTCACCTCACCCGAAGTGTCAGCGCCGCGATTCCCAACCGAAGTTGGGCGCTAAGTCCTTGTGCTACGACCCCCGGTCGGGCCGGGTGAGGGATGACAGGCCGTCATCGCCCCGCTAGCCCACTCTCTTTGCCCTCGCTCACTCAACCGGCGCAACCAACAGTCTACGGTCCGTTGTAGACGAGCTTGTCCAGGAAGTCCTGTAAGTCATTGACGTTCTCCACGCCTGACAAACGTTCCCAGGAAGAGCCAAACACCAAAGATTGGAACGACCTCTCAAGTCGCAACTGCTCTTCCATCGGGACCCCATACGCGCGCTCAAAAGAGACGCGCGCGTCCAAGCTCACCTCCAACTGACTGTCCTCGTCTGCAAACCAAGCACCCAAAGCTAGAGCATCTCTATGCGCATGCTCTCGGACCTTTTTCGCCGGTCCCAAGGCTTTGAGTGCTGAGACAAAGAAAGACTGCAATATGGGGACCCCGCGAACCTGAGAAAGTTCGCACCTGGCCACTCCCACCATCCAATCCTTGGCGAACACGGGCTCCCGAAGGAAAACATGTGAAGAAAACGCCCCGGATATTACACGATGGTGTTCGCGGACCATGCACCACCCGCGTTTCTCACCCAAAAACACGGGGGCGGACCCACCAAACCGCACGTCCTCCAAAACACGAGCCGGTCGCTCGAGTAGCACCTCGTGGCCACAGCTCTCCAAAATGGCATCTGAAAACCCGCCCAGTACGGGTTCAGCCTCGTCATCTTCGACAAAAACGAGGACATTGTCGCCATCAACAAGAACGTCAAACTTCGACAAACCGAACGTACGCATAGCGGCCACCACTTCCACCAAGAAAGACAAAGAATTGCCCATCCCGGTATTGTAGTCGCCACTGGCACGGCCACCCTGTCTCTCGAACTTTGCCCCACAAGACACTGACCCTCGTAGAACCAACTGCTCCGAAAGAAGTCGCCCGAGCCTCTCATCGCCCGGAAAAGCTGCCGCATAGACAGCATGCTCCTTCTCCAACGCAGCAGGCCCCACGTGGGCCTCGAACGCCTTCCCGTCTGCCTCAAAACAAACGCACCTGCGGAAAGAAGAGAACTTCTTCCGGATCAGGTTGGCGCGCTGTCTCTGGTTCAGACCCTTAGCAACGAGTCTCGAGCCGTCGAAACCTAGAACGTGCCCTACGAGCCGGCCCCACAGCCAGTGCTCAAAGGGTTTCAAACGGGATGCCAGCTCCAGGTTATACCTGGGAGACCTGGGAAATATCAGCCTGGGCTTCATGGCCTTTCCTGGCACCCTGTTTTTCTCCGTCTTGAGGAAAGCCCGGATGGTCCAATCTTGGTAACCGGACAGACCATCCTCCTCAAGGGACCTCGCGGCCTCTAGGTATCGTCGCCGGAGAGCTCCAGAATAGCTCTCGGCAGTAGCTCTCCAGGAAAGAGCCCCGTCTCTGTATCTACGCGCGAACCTGATGAGTTCGCGCCAAGTTGCTTCTGACCCAGCAGATACAGGCCCAAACACTTGAGCAGGGACCTCCCCCATTGTCCGCATCGCCAATGCGGTCACCTCGTTGTGTGGACATGGACGGTTACAAACAGGCACGAAAGCCCCTGGCAAGGGCGCTCTGTAAGCCGTCCACATCTCCCTACGACTCTCTTGACAAGAAGCCCAGTCGACCTTCCTGGTGTCTAGGACACCGGTTGCGACAGGAGGTGGAGTCCCCCAACACAACCCTGGAATACGAACCGGGCCTCCCTAAAGAGAGGGTGGATCCTCTTCCACAACCAAACGCTCGCGGGCCAGGCGCTCTGGAGCAGTCTCTGCGAAGGAAGCAACTACCGTGTCAGGTAGTGCGAACACCGCTGCCGAAGCGGGTATTCCTTTCGTAGAGAACCACTCACGCGCGCGGGACCTAAGTCCCGCGAGAAGCTCCTGTGTGCGCGGGCGAAAGCATGCGTACAAGGTTAGGGAGGCGAGCAGCTCCGGGCAGATGACAAGTCTGCCCTTCTCAGTCTCGACGACGAGGAACACCTCGTGCTCGTCTCCCGTGGTTGGCATCACTCCTCCACCAAGGAGTTTCGCTTCGCAATCAAGCAAACCCAGAAGGGCGTTGGCCGGGCCGGGGAGGTCGGCACTAGGGAGGTCTGGAACCCACCGCCTAGTGACGAGCCTGCCCACGGTCCCACCGCGGCCGCCCAGATAAGCTTGCAGTCTGTTGGTCCAGACCGATCGCTTGCGATGCCGGGAGGGTGTTAACCCGCCCGCCGTTGCGCTGGCATGCACAACATTTGCTTCGTCCGCAAATCCCATGCCAAGGATATGCGACCTATTTTCCCCCCTGTCCAAAGCAAGACGGGGAGGCACGTCCGCCCGAAGCACTGGCGGCGGTGCAAGCGTTCCTCTGTATAGCCAAGCGGCCGCAAGCTCTAGTAACCAACCTAGAGTCGTGCGCCCGATGACATGCTCCCACAACTTCGACAAGGCCCACGCCATCCAAGCCCAAAACCACCAGATCCAACCAAAATACCTAGCTACCATAGAAGGCAACCAGAACAAATAGAAGACCCAAGGCGAGAACTCGAACCACGTGACTCCCTGCTGGCCCAAAAGGCCAAAGAAGTTGAGGAGCCACTGCAACAACGCAATCCAGAACCACCAAAAGATGGTCCTCAACGACGCGTCCAGAGACAACACCCAATCCACAAACAGTTGCACATACTCTGTAGGTGGGACAACTTGAACTACGATCATAGCGCTTTCGGAATATGACATGGTTGTAATCGTAGAAAAAGTTCGTGGTCTATGGGACCATCAACCAGTGGAGGCTTCACCTCGCCCCAGGGCCCCCTTCGCGGTAGCGTACGGCGCCTATTTCTTGCGTACTCCCGGCGCGGAGTGGGAAGACAGATCCCAACTGATCGGACTCGAAGTGTTAGACACTCCCGTACTAGGATAGTTGCACATATTACCAGTCCGCGCAAAACGCTACGTGTGCCGAAAACTGCCCCGACAAGTCGGAGTGAAATTCTACTATAGGGCCTAGTACCCAGTAAAATTCCGAA